CCAGTTTTGGCGAGAGCTTCAACCACGAGTGGTTGCATAACCCGTCGGGAAATATTTTCCTTCTGGACTACGAATGCACTCTCAGAGTGGCACCAGCGGTTCCTTACCATCTGTGTTTCACCAAACTCGGTGAAGACAGAAGATACAGGTACGCGACCACGACGAGGATCATCAATGGTTGTGCGGACACGACCACTATCTGATATAGCATTCAAGGTAGCAAACGAAGCTGGATTAGCGATCAAAAGATCGGGAATACCACCTGCGTTATAGCATTTCTGCATCAAAGCTTCTAACGCTGTGATAGTCAACGTAGTTGTTGAGCTGTCAGTGTTAGTAGTAATGAAGTTCATCAAGCCACCAGTTGAACGGCGCTTGTTGGTAGTGTCGTTTACTGGCTTACCATAAAGGTATGCTTGTTCACGAGTTATCACGTTCTCAACTGAGCGACCATAAACTTGTTTGGCGAACTCATCAGATACACCGTAACGGGATACCTGCTGTTCAGTACGTGACATGTGGATAGGTGTAGGTCCGAAGATCTGCGTATAGTTTGAGTGGATCGTGCGATCTGCTGTACGCGATTGTCCCGGATCTGAACCTTCAACCAATGCAGTACCAAGACATATAATTGTGTCTTCGTGTGCGGCGGTTGTTGCTGGCCAAGCTGAACCATTAGCCCAATCACTTACATTAATAACACCACTGGTATTATTAATTGCTGTGATTCTCTTAACGGCACCATTAACGACAGCATCTTCTTCACCAATGTTTAGAAGATCGTCTACTTGGAACTTGTAAGAGTCGGCGGCTGAAACTGTAATAGTTGTGTCACCTGCTCCTGCGGCTCCTGTACCAGCGGCGGTTGCACGAGGAAGCAAAAGTTCTTCGTCCATCCATTTAAACTCTTGCTGATCTACGGGAGAACTTGAAAGAAGTTGCCTTCCATCAGTTCCAATACCGTTGATAAACGGAGAGTCTGTTGGTGAAATCATATAAATGAGTTCATCCATGTTGATCTTAACGCCAACGGCAAGATCGTATGAGGTTACTTTACCTCCATAGCCTACTATAGCCATGTTATCGCTCCTTTATTTAGTAGTGGATTGTCTGTTCTTTCTCTCCCGCAACAGTCCTTCATACTTTGAGCGATTATCAGCAAATTCTTTGACAGGTATGTTGTCACCATCAGCTTTAACATATGGAACAAAAGAACCATCGGCTCTATGCTCTCCGGCTTTTCCTCTTTCCCAATTATTATTTGGTCCACGAGGAGGAACCTTGTTTCGTGTCCTGTTCGGAGTAGCATCAGCCGTTAAAGCTGGTGACTGAAGAATCCGTTGTGCGGATTCCTCACCACATTCAGAGCAAACCTTTACAGGTTCGTCCTTCATGCTTTGTACTAACTCCCAAAGGAAGAAGCACTCCTTACATTCATAAACATATGTAGGCATTAGATGTCAGATACAACTCGTTCGTCGCCTTGACCAGCGGCTTCAAGCACAGTGTGTACAAATCTTGCCGCCGATTCATCTTTCGGACGACCCGAATCATACGATTTCTGAAACTCTTGAAACCCTTGTTCATAAGGACTCTGAGTAGTTGCCTCTACTGAAACACTATCTTCAGCTAAAGCCTGTCTCTGTTGTGATACTTGCGTATCAGTCTCATTAACAGTGTCCTGCGCCGGTTCCGGTTCTTCAACGGGAACAGGGGTAGGAACTAATTCCTGCCATTCAGCCTGTATGGATTCTGTTTCCAGTTCTCCATCGTAAGCCTTAAACAAGAGTTGCCCTGCTTTAGAATCAGTATCAACACCAGCTTTCATAAACGCCATTTCTCGTTTCATCTCCTCAAGTTCTTGAGAAGCTTGACGACCACGTTCTGCGGCATCTCGTAATTCTTTGATGCCACTGGTTTCATCTGCCATATCTATCACTCCCTTTGCTGTCGCACATAGTCGGAGGAACTATGCGGTGCGTGACTACTTTAAGTTTCCCCAGTCGTCACTATCTGGTTCAACCTCCACTACATACTCATTAAGGGCGTGGGTGATCCTAATGGTTGTGGCACACGATGGGCCGAGCTAACGGCTCGCCAACGGCCAATAAGATTATTATAGCGGAATATCAGTCCGCATCAAGGAATATGCACTCTCCGGGACATTCTTCTGCCGCTTCAATAACCACTTCTAACAGGTGGTCAGGTACTTTAACTGACTCTCCCATACGATGAGTGGGTTCTTTAGGTACAGGAGTGCCTACTTCTCTTACATAAAATAAGCCGTCATCATACCCAAAGAATACATCAGGTGCTATCTCTTCGCATAACCCATCACCTGTACATAAGTCTTGGTCAATCCAAACTTTTGGCATCAGCCGGGATGGTTTTCAAGGAATTCCGCATAGGCTTCAGGACTATTTAGAACTATGGTCATACCACCCTGATAAGGACTAGGGTCATTCTTCCCTAGAGTTACAGTGATTGTTCCTATTAATGTACCTATAGCTACCAACAAGGCTGTTATCGCTGTAATAAGCTTAACAGTCTTATTCATTTTCTTCGTAGAAGTTTCTACCCCATGTCTTACTTTGAATGGCTTCTTCGGCTAGATATATACGATCCCAGATCGTACTAAATTCTGACGGAACCCAAGCAAGCGAAGCGATGATCTCTTTCATCTCATCAACATCCCCTTTAATTGTTTCTAAATCACCTGCCATAGCGCTTGTAATATGAGAAGGAGTAAAACGGCTAAGGTCATCGACCCTAGCGCTCCGCAAATCATCAAGACCGCCAGCATTTTCCATGACACCTTGAGATATTTCATCAAGTTTTGCCAGAACTGTACTGTCTGTTCCAGTGTTTCCTTCAATTACCTGCACCTGTTTTTCCAAATCGTCGATCCTGCCAGCAATACTAGCCGCATTCCATACTACGACTCCACTGGTAATAGCCACGGACATGATGAGTCCGAGGGTTATCTTGGATACTTTGACTTGTTTGAGGTCGGTAACGTCAGTCATTAGCTGGCGGCTGAAGCCGATCCATCACCAAAGCGTGATGCAACAACACTCTTAACAAGGCTAAGAACAGCAGTACCTCCTGCAATTCCAGCCGCTTTCATACTTCCCATGTCACCAATAGTGAACACAGCAAGGAATGACTGCGCGAATGTGGCAACCACTCTTTCTAGTACATCTTTGTTAAACATTATTTACGTTTACCTTTCTTTATCTTTTTATATGGTACTTTCTTTGCTTTCCCTTTTGAAGAGCTTGTTGCATATTTAGGCATTTGCACTCCCGAATCCTGTAGTTGTACCTGAAATCATAGCACCACCTCCACCAGCGAATTCTGCTAGTCTTTCTTTTTCTCTTTGCTCAACTGAATTACTATCATCCAAATCAAATTCTTGCTCAAAGCCTTCTCGTTCTATACTAAGATCCTGTTCTCCTTGTTTCTCAGCAAAAAGACTAGCCTTATCTTGCAGAGCATCTAACTTGAGCCATAGTTCTCTTTGAGTTAAACCTTGTCGAGCTATCGCTTTAGCAGACTCTTCCCTTACATCCATAGAAGTATCCAAATTTAAACGCATCCTAGCTTGACCAGCTACTTCAGCTGTAGCAACTTCATCTTGTAACTGTTGCCAACTTCCACCCCACTCATCAGTAGGATCAAGGAAAGTTTTCAATAAATTTTGCATTCCCATTTCTTCACCAAACCACTCATAATATATATCAGTTACTTCAGTCGGGACATTACCAAGAACCCTCATAGCTGTATTCAAACGATTCTCTACTTCAACCTCTCCGACTGTGTTAACAAGCAAATTGGTAACCAGTCCGTTAAAATTAAGAGATTGGTCACCGACATTGTACCTAGTTAAAAGTTTTCTAATAGAAGTTTCAAAATCTATGTAATCGCTTGCAGAAATAGGAGTGACTCCAGCGGCTCGCATTGTGTCAATAGCAGGGAATCTTTGTTTAAATACTGGTGTTCCTTGTATATCCACTTCAATATTCTCCATATCATAAGTAGGATCTAATACTCTTTCTTGCGCCCAATCCCATAATTCGTCAGCCATATTTATAGGTATGCCTATACTGCTTAACTGTGTTGCAAAATCACTTTTACTTCTAACAGTGGTACTGTCACCCGATGGCACAGTTCCGTCTGCTGGTGGGCTTCCATCCCCCAATCCGCTTACTGGCATTGGCAAACCATCAATAGACATTGGCACATAACCAGTTTGAGAAGCTACCGTACCTGCATGTGTTTCACCCTGAATACGCAGATTACCAGTAGAAGCAAAATGCTCACCATCAGCATTGTTGGGAATCATCATTCCTGCTTGCAATCCTGATGTTCCCGGATCTCTTAATACTAACCCTTGCCCCTCCACAAGTTCCCATACTGAACCAGTACTCATATGCTTAACACCCCAAGTGTTTCTAATATACTTCGATCTGATTTACGTGAATCGGTTTTATATGCTCTTGTTTTCGCATATTGCGGAGTAGGAGTTTTACCACCATCACCTGACATGGCAAGTTCTTCTGCTTTTAATGGATCTAACATTTTTTGAGTACCATCTTCTGCTTCATAAAACATGTTCGATTGGAACCAAGGGTCACTGATGTGCAAATTGTCAGCATTACCTAACTCCCAAACATTAGCAACAGCAGTTCTAGAGTTCAAAAATCTTGCATCTAAAGTAGAACCACTTGATTCTATCCGATCCCATTCGTCATCAGATAGCCACGGATTAGCTATACGAGCATCAGCATAAATTCCTGCTCGTATTTGGGTTGCATCCTTAGCGCCAGCCCACAAATCTTTAGCCAAGTTTTCGGCATCAGTAGCAGATAAAGTTATACCGTTGCCTAACGCTAATTGTATTAAATCATCTGCTTGTTCTGTGATGCTTCCTGTGCTTAATTGTTTTTGATCTTCAGGTATCCAACCTTGAGTGAAGTTGTGTTTAACCGCCTCTTCACCCCAGCCGTCTACAGCTGACCTTAAGCTAGCTTCTCCAAGAAGTTCGAGAGTTTCTCTAGCAACATTACGATACCCAGCGTCACCAAGTATCCCTTTTAATCTTTCAGCTTCTTCTTTAATAAGCGCTTGGTAACTTTGGAAATCGGTGTGTTGCAACATATCCATGTTGCGGTTTGGTTCGTGTTGCCCTTCAGCAGTCCACCAAACTGAATCACGAATACCAGCTAGAAAGATTTCTTTAAGAATCGAAATATCAGCTATCGCATACGTCTCGTCTTCTATTTTTTGTATAAACGCATCAACATAAGGTTTAAGTTCAGGGATCTGATAAGCCCAATGATGCTCCATCCACTCATCTAAACTGGCAGGTAACCCCATTTCGTCACTCATCGATAACACCACCTCTTCTAGAAGGACCAGCTCTTTCAGGTAGTGATTCAGGTGATCTTTCGGATAGACTATCTTCCATAAGCCAACTACCTAACATCTTTCTCAAACCAACAGGATCAGACTTAAGCAACTTCCAATCATATTCAAGACCATCACTTAACATACTGCCGATTTCTTTAGCACCATCCCATAATTTTATACCAAACCTATGAGCATGTTTTTCAGCCCACTCTGGTCCGTACGGATAATCAAACATAATAGCATTACCATCAGACAAATTAGCGCGACGTAAAGTATCAGCCAGCTTAGTTTCTCCCTTACCTTCAAGATTCTTTATCCATTCTTCAGTAAATTGAGGTTCTACCCTCCCCACAACAGGACGCACATGACCCTTACTACTATCTATAAAAGCCTCAGCACTCCTACCAATACGAGCATGTAAACCTAAATTATATTTATCTTTAATTTCCCCTACAGTCATATCACCAACATTAGACGGGTCTAAAACATTATCTAAATCAACAGTCTCAGGATTCAAACGCCCTTGCTCTACTCTCTGATAACGCGCACCAGCATTCCTACCTTCTTGACTGGCAGTCGGAAGAATAATATTCCCTTCTTCCGACTCCCAGTTATTACTTGTCCCTCCATACGCATACTCATTAAACGTGTTCATTGTTTTATATCCGTCGAAATGCTCCCAATTAGGAGTTGTTCTAGGTTCGCTATAAGAATGGTGCATCGCTACAGCAAATGCCGCTTTAGAATTAAGAACTGGATCATACAAATCTTCTACAGAATCAATTCCGGGAATATTCTCTATCGCCCATTGCTTATTAACTCCTGAAATCTGCCATAAACCATACGCTCCACCACTATCATTATCAGTCCACGTATTAGGATTGCCGTTTGATTCAGCTAAAGCGATACCAGTAGCAGTCACAGCTTCTTCAAAAGAAAACCCTGCATCCATAGCAAGCTGTAAAAGTTCGTCAGAGTGGAGATTACCCTCTATTGGGGTATAAGTCATAATGCTTTACCACCCTTATCACGCACCGGCATATTAACCACACTTCTTGGCATCGTAGTACCCCAAAGAATCGAGTTACCTGAACTGATACCACGAGAACTGTAATCTGTTAAAAGATCCATTCTGCCTTCTAAGGTCGTCATCAACTCGTCATAATCCTGTGTGTCAGCTGAACGTGCCGCTGACATGCCTGTATCTGCAAGTCGGAAAATGTCATCAGGAGTAAAACCACTGTTCTTTGAGTGTTCAAAACCTATAGTGTTTGCGTATCTAACCAACCCTGACCGAATCTGATCCCTTGTAGAGTTTGTAATATCACCTTTCATTCTTTTACCCTCTGCGTCAAGACCACCATCAAGCATCATTAAGAAATTTGATATAGCTACATCTTTCCCGATTGGGCTAGAACGGCCTTCCATAAGATCTGCCGCGTGTTGTTCTCTTTCTTTATCTGTTAAAGCCCCGACCTTATTGGCGTAGTTCATAAAATCTGAATTGTTATGCCCGAACCGTATGTTGCTACCCCAATCAGGATCGTCGTTATAAAAAGCTTTTAAAATCTCTTCAGCCATCACAACCTCGTCAGGATTACCACCCATACCCCAAGCCATGTTTCTTTCCTCATCAGTCATGTCACTCAACACTTGATCTATAGTCTTATTTATTTCTTCTTCAGGCATGTTCATTGTAGGAACAAGCCTCTTAGAGAATTTTTCTTTAGCATAGTCAGCGAATCTGCTAGATGCGTCTATCCTAAACTGCCCTTCTGCATCCATATCAGATCCAGCCATCCTTTGAATAACGCCTTCGTTCTGCATTTCTTTCCAAAGAAGTTTAACGTCAGGGTTTAAACCCAATCGTTCAGCTTCATCATAATTTTGAATAATATCCCATTGCATTGCTTTATAAGCATTTATCGTCTGATCGTCAACATGACCCCACCGATCAGGAGGAGGGAACTGACCCATAGTTGGATCCATGTAACCCATCGCATACGCAGTTTGCTGGAATGCTGATATCACAGAAGAACCATTTCCTGAACTGTCGTTAGTCCGATGGAACAAATCCGTAAGGTAAGAAGCCGCGTGTACTGGTCCAACTTTAACCCCGTAATCTCCTGAGAAAAGATCTTGTGCTGTTGTGACTTGCCCAAAACTGGAAGTGTCATACGCTTCGTTAAAGCCTGTAATGATACCGCCATTTTTAGCATCCATAATCATATACGGATTCGCTCTCGTGCTTTTCGTAATGTATTCTTGAATCACTTTATCTCTAGCACCTGAAAGAACCCTGCTTGTCACATCCTTACCGAGTTGTTGCTCCATGTGCTGAATAATATTCTGTGGCATTGTTTGTCCCGATTCACCAGTAGCCATCGGTTCCATACCCATATAGTCCATAGACTGTACTGGCAGAGCATCTGATCCTAAAATTTCATCCCACATTTGTGCTTCATCATTACCTAGCATTGGTATATCAGTTAAAGATTCCATGTCTTGATCTTTGACGTTAACGAAATCTTCAAACCGTCGGTGTGCTTCAGCAAGCAACTGTTCATGCAATCCGGGAATATTAAACCAATCTTCTGCCATATAACCAGCTAAATCATCCCGACCTTGACCAGTTGTAACGTTTATAATATCTAAACTGTCTTGCCCAGCTATGTACTGTTCCAACGTGTTGAAATCTTGTGGCATTTCACCCATTAAATGAGGCTGTTCTAACACGACACGCATAAACTTGTCGTTAGCAGAATTTATAGTATGACCTTCCCAAGCTATTTTTTTAAGAATCTCTTCGCTTTCAGGTGTGGCACCAAAGTCTGATCCAAATTCTGAACCTGTCTCAGCCGTAAGATTACCCAACCCGCCTTGTCCCATAGTGTAACCGTCTTCACTAACTTCATCGTCATCTATTGTCACATCAGTTCCGGGTAATCCGGGTGTCATTGTGTTAGCGATACCATATTGTAAAGCCGCTAATCCTGTGAGTGCAGTTCCTCTTTTTGCCAGTATTTGTCCTGAAGGACTTCTTGCCGCTTCTAACATCCCACCAAGAGGCGTGTTGAATTTTGAAAGAACACCCATATTGACACCTGTATTAACATCCCATTTAGGATTTGGATGACCGGGACCTGTTGGTCGAAGGCTTCTTGTTTGTTTCACACCAGCACTTGTTTGTCCTTTACCAGCGGCAGTTCGACCACTCGGAAGGTTCATAAATTCGCCTTGTACTCTTGGTCTTCGCCCAGTTCTTAATGGTGTAGCACCTTGCGAAGTTTTAGTTAAAATCTTTCTTGGTAAAATCCCCTGCTTGCCTGCTTTTCTGGCTGGGATCAGTTTAGATCCAAGTTTCTTAAATAATTTGAATTTACCTAATCCGGGTATTGGTGCTAATGCAAAAGCAAGTTCAGCAAAAACACGGGCATCAGATGTTGCCTCTATATTAGGGTCACCTAGCTGATCTTGTACTGCTTGGAGTAAAGCAGGATCAAGACCCTCTATATATTCAAGAGTCTCTTCTTCAGACATATCAGAGAAATCCATGACATCGCCAGTAATAGCCTGAAGAATCATCTGTACTTCTTCAATCCATTCGTTCATACTTTTATCAATCCATTCTCAAATTTTGCAACAAAATTCTCTCCCAATAATGGAAGCACTAAACTATAATATATTTCATTTAACCACGGCTTACCACGAACAAAGTCACGAAGAGTCAAATAAACCATCACTTTAACATTGTTCCTTTGTTGTGTAGCTTCGCTAGTTGTTAAGCCTTTTAACTTAAATAAGTCTCTTTGCATCTGAGTAGCTAGTCCCATAACTGCAAGCAAATCTGCTTTATATGGACCTTCAGGAATTTTTTCAGGGTTATTAGCAAGCAACTCTATCTCTTTCATAGAAGCTTCCCGTTTATCCCTCGACCGACCACCCTGATATTCTTTAGCAAACACTGGGTTAGTAGCCATAAACTGTAAATTATCTGAATCCCATTGCCTATCTAAAGCCGAAGTATCCTGCTTACTAGCTAATAATGCGTACTTCTTTTCAAGATAATCTGTTTTCATTTTCTGATACTGAGGCATCGCAGATTTGTAATACACCTCATTCAAAAAGTCTACAGGTGTTTGCAACTCTAAAAGACCGTGTGCTACCAATCTTGCTTTAGCGTCTGCTTCGTAATCATCCTCACCACCAACAAAACCACGATCCATAAAGAAAGCCGAAGTGTTAGGAAAGTTTTTAATAAACGGATCGTTGTCAACAATCCAATCGTTAGATTCTTGCGTCGTGCTTAAAACAGCTACGGTACCTTTTTTATGCGTACCTACCATAAATGGTGTGTGTACAAACGGATCGAACTCGCCTTCTTCAGCAATGATCTTCTCCATCCACATTCCGTAGGCTTCCTCCCAAGGGACACCATTACCGACTAGATCCCATAACTCTTCGTTTTTTTCAAACGCTTCATTGTTCATAAGGTCATGTAACCGTGCAGTAGCAGGACCAGCCCACCATGTCATTGTTTGCAGAAGAGCATACTGTCTACCCATTTGCGCTACTTTATCCATGAATCTCTCCATGAAAACTTCAGGATTAGGTTGAGCCGCTATCTCTTCAGGTGTTGGAAGCTGACCATGCAACCCTAGATACTTGATGACTTCCATCTGAGCTTTGATCTTGCCTTTAGATTCAAAACCGAATCCATCCATTATTGCAGAAACAGGTCGTGCAAGAACTTGTGGAACTACCGCACTCCAAACTACTTCTCCACGATTCTCTGGGGTGAACCTGCCACCTGAAAGGTTGTTCTCAAAAGTCTTTCTGATAGTCGAATCAATGTTAGCGACTAGATTTATAGGGATTGAAAGCAAAGGACCAAAGCCCATCTGACCCATTCTGTCTAAATCATAACCCGGAATTACATGAAGGCTTGAAGCTAGATTTGGTTTAGCTACACTACCTAAGCCTCCCCCAAAAACTTGGTCTACAAGAGGGAATCTATCTAACTGTTCCATTACGAAACCTGTTGTAGCACCTGATCCCGGAATTACAAGGATGTCATTCCCGTATTGGTCTTTTTGAACAATACTCATATCACGTAACGCTCCTGTGAAGAGGTTCAAATTTCGTAACATTAATGGGTTATGCGCTAACCCTCGTGCGAATCTTCTAAGGAACGTGTCCTCAGCGAACCAGAATGGTACAGCTGTATTGACCATTGTTTGGAAGTTTGATCTGATTCTATGGTCATCAATGAACGAACTCGTTAACGTCATCGCCCTTTGAAGACCGGTATCTCTCCACAATTCGAGTTGCTTCTCTAAACCTGCGTTATAAGAAAAGAAATCATCTAATAGCTTTGCATCAACTTTAGTGTTTGAACCAGCCATCACATACAGTTCTTCAAAGAACTCTTTTATTTGTGGCGGTAACGCTAAAGGCGCAATTTCTTCTGTGCCGTTTAATATCAACTCTAAACTGTTTTCAACACCCTTTTTGTTTCTGTTTTCTATAGCGTAGAAAAGGCTGGTAACAGGATCATCTGCATCAGGTACTCGACTCAAAGCGTTTTGCTTTACAAAATCTTCCCATCCGGCAATAACTAACTGTTTATTATCATTAACGCTAGATGTTTTACCTAAGCGAGTATTAAGAGTCTTGAATCTATCAGGTGCATGGAAATACGTTTGCCTGAATCCTTCCGACTGCTTCATGCCTTTTGTCAGATACTCATGGAATAACGGTTCCCTGACCATTGCTCCTAACATTGGGTGAACAACACCATCAAAGAATCCTCTAAAGAGTTTCAAATAAAACGCACCTTGTTCTTCTGCTTCAGCAGGAGCGAAACCTACCAATTCTTGCGGTGCATTGCTCCACCATGAGTCATTATCAGCATTAGTTCCCATGCGACCAGCATCAATAGGAGCATCATTAATCACTTCATCAACCCAAGGATGGAAAACTTTAAGTGGCTGAGTAGTACCCAACCTTCTATGCTCATTCGTGTACGTATGTAAAATATGATCTATAACAAGTTGCCCAGTTTCTGAAATTTTATTATGAATTGTCGGACCACTAAATATTTGTTCCTCAAGATCCCATTCATCAGGTTTATACCACGACAATTCATAAGAATCATTAGGATCAATAATTGCATTAGGGCGAAGCTTGTCTTTATGCCTAGCTACTATCTTTTTACTTGTTTGATATTCGCCATTAGCTGACATAGGCACAGGTGTAAGACCCTCAAACGGACTTAAACGATGTGAACCTATACCAAATACTGTTTTCCCCCTTAATCCACTTCCTCCCATTTGTGCAGAAGTAACAGCACCACTACCGTCACTAGCAAAACCATAAACATGATTCATTGTGCGTATATCACCAAACGAAGCGTTACTTTCTGTTGAAGTTAAACCACCACGTTCAAGATCCCAGTCAGGAGTCTGAGCATTCTTTTCTCTTTCTCTTCTGTAATATCCGGGTTTGTTGAAGAACTCATCACCATGAAGATCCTTAGTTCCTATCCTTGGCATACCTATCTGTTCAACAGGGATGCCTTTCATTTCTGCGATTGTTTCTACAACACTTTCAGCTATAGCCTTAGCAACCATTGGATCTGTAGAAGCTGTAACTAATGGGAAATGACCCGCATCAGCCCATTGTTCAGCTAATTTCATGTAAGTAATACCACTATTACGAGCGCCCTTTATACTCACCGCTGGGTTTAATAACTGTGTAACGGCAACCACTCCATCGCTTAGTCTCTTAGGACCAGTTCCACCTATTTCATCTATTTTACGTGTGAGGTTCTTTTGTAATATTTGATGGAATTTATTGGTAGCCCCCACTAATTCAGGATCAGCTATCATTAAAGAAGTCAAATCTTCTGCTATAGAAGTAGGGACCATTGGCACGAAACTTCTTACTACAGAATCTGGTATAGCTTCAGATATGTAAGGGGATGATGGGTCACTAACCATATTTGATCGAACTGCACTGGTATGTGCTTGCTGACCTTCCGGTGTGTTATGCGCCCCAACATATGCCTTTTGCATAGCATCTTTTAAAGAATCCTCTGCATAATGTAATTTGCTTGGATCTTTGTATCTTCCCGGATTTCCAAATAACCAATGTGCTATTTGGGTGCTTTGATTTCCGCGTGGAATACCATCAGTAACATTAGGTATAGGGATACCAAGCTCAGATAAGGTAAGCATGTTAGCTTGATTGGCTCGTGCTACTGCTTCAACATTATCCGCGGGTTTTGTAGCGTAACCGTATCTTAAGCGTGACATTTGTGTTTCCCAAACATAAGCCATTAAAGCAAATTGGTCAGTTAATGGTGTATCCAAACCAATGACAGTATCTATACCACGAGTTTCTGCATATAAGTTTACTAACTCAACAAACCTTTCACCATCACTAAGCTGAGAAGGAACTATGTTTCTTGTCGCAAGTATTGTCACAAAATCATCAGTACGACCCCAACCGAATTGTTTCAAAGAATCAAAAGTTGTCCCTGTGAAATTACGGTTCTCATATGCTTCTTCTATCGCCCTAAGATCAATACTGAACGAGCCGCCAGAATGTGAAACAGACGCTAAATTACCTTCTGGATTAGGAACAGCTTCTACTGATACGCCCCTGATAGGAGATGGGAAAGAAATCAACGGATGATCCGTAGAACCTTGCACACTGCTCTTAAGTTCTTCAAGCAACTCAGGGAATTTACCTGCCCAAAATGTGTCTTTAACAGGATGAGTAATCTGCCCTGATGCTAATAGTTTTTCTCTGAATGTAGGAGACTGATCGAATTTAGCTTGAAGGATCTCTCTCATCAATTCTGTATTCGTATCAGTATCAGGTGCTAATTTGCGTCCTTTGGATTTAGCCGACGCACCTGTAAGGTTTTCAAATCCGGGTACATACTCTCCTGTTTTCCAAGCTTGATATGCGCCTTCTGCTGTTGAAAAATGTACACCCCTGAAAACAAATTCTTCTTGATGGAAGTTGCTTAAGACAGGATTTAAACCTTTATTGTAATGAACTTCTGTTACAACTGATGCTTGTCTTCTCGCATCGGAACCAGCAAGTTCTTTTAATTTAGACATTATATACTCGTATGTTTTCGGCGCTCTTGAAGGCAACTGAGCAAGTCCTGTTCCTATACCATCTGTGGAATAAACTACATTTGCGCCTTCAGGTATTCTTGCGAACGCTTCATCAATCTTTGCTTTAGTAAACTTTTCAAAATCCCTATCTGAAAAAAACGAGGTTTCCTTATTGTTAGGCTCATGTTTAGTAGGGATCCCATAAGCATTAGGTTCATCTCGTATAACAGCTTGTCCAGCTTTACCTTTGCCAGCAATATTATCTCCAAAAAGATATACCGTGTCAGGATTAGCTCTTAATAATTCAGGAGTCATACGACCGGTTTGTGACATGGTTCTACCTGCAACCATTTTCTCTGCATCGTCTACCCCCGCTAAACGTGCCTGTGAAATCATCGCAGGGTTACTACGCCTGAAAGTAATATTGATACGCGGTCCAAGCCTTTCATGCGACAAACCACGAGTAACTCGATGCTCCCAATTTTGTTGAGTGCCTTCACGCATCAAGAAAATATCACCGTCCTCTAACGGCATATCTATCTTCTCTCTATCGTCGTAATAACCGTATGCTTTACCATCTTCTCGCCGTCTTGGTCTGAATTGGAAGTTTCTTGTTTCACCAAAATTAACCGACGCAATAATCTCTTCAGGACTACCATCGGGAAGTTTGTCGAAATGCCAACCAAGATCAACTGAACCCGAATCGTACCTTTGGATAATAGCTATGTCGTATTTGTAACCTGTTTCTTCTTCAACCCTTTTAAGTATTCTTGCAATCGCAGGAGGCCAACCAGCTTGAGTATCAGATTCTATCCAATCACCCGCTATTGGTCTTTCGTCGCTTAACTTAGCTCCGGGTTTTGATTTACCATCATCAATAAGATTGAATCTTTTACCTGTGTAACCATATGATTCCCCGACTTCACCGACAACAATTATTTTTGGACCTGTTGCCTTGTTCCGTTTATAATGAGCGTCCCACCAAAAATCTGATAACTCACCTAGAAGTTCATCTATAGTAAACTCGCCCCTTAAAGCCGCTGGGTAAGAATCAATTTGCGCTCCACCTTCTTCTAAATGACGGTGGTTAGCTGACTTCTGTGGTTGAGCTTTAAGAGCTATCCCAGTCTCAGGATCAACCATTTCAAAAAGCAACTGTGTGTGTCCTTCGCCATAAGGTCCACCTTTGTACCCATATATTTTCGCTGGTCTGCTTGCCGGAACTGCTATCCCTATTTTAGAGAAAAGTTCTAAAGCCTCATCGTCAAGTTCACGCCATTCTTTTGCAGTTGCTTTTCCGCTTTTAAAGTGTTTAACCATGTCTTCATGGCTCATACGTCGTTCTTTATATAACTGTGCAGGACTTGGTGTCCAATTTTCGGCGGCGGCTTTAGGACTGTACCCTTCAGGCAACGCCCATTCTTCAGGAGTTAAAGTATCTGTTTTACGAACTCCTGTGACACGAACATAAATAGGTTCTGACGGCACCCCGTGTTTTGTTTTAGTGAACTTTAAATAGTCACCAACTTTCACACCTTCCACTTGAATGTCTTTGCGTGTAGTCGCTGTGCGTTGCCCATCTAAAATTGCTGTAAAAGTATCATCCGATGTTATATGAGTGGCTTTAGGTAAAGCACCTGCTTGACCGTAATCAAAATTCATTGGAAAATTTTGTGCCATTCCGGGTTCAAAAACGGAACTGCCACTGAAATCGCGTACTTGCCTACCGAAAGTTCTTGCGGTACGTGAAGGAAGCGCCGCTCCTAAATCACTCCCTTTAATACCCAACGCTTCTATTGTTTCTTTTCTAAACACTTCAAGATAGCGAGGCGATCTGATAACACCATCCACAGGTGGCATCAAAATATCGTGCCATAAATGACGAACCCTATAAGGAATATATGAAAGGACACTGTTTACTAACTCTTCCCACTTACCACCAACGGCTGAAGCTTCATTAAGATTGTTTTGTAACACACGCCTCACTCTTGGAGGTAACGCCTCTACAAACGAAAGTAATGACTGCATCGGAGTTTTAGATTCAATACCCGGAATAGCAGGTATGTCCTCTGCTTTCGTGGCTGTTGAACTATCGTAAACAGTTAAACGAGTCACACCATTTTCTGTAACCTCATCGTAATCTCTAGATGCTCTTCGTGAAGCGTCACCTTTAGCTTTGTTGTAAGCAGATACTTCTGCAAGTTCTTCAGCGCCAGCGATTTCCGGTTTACCAAAGTTAGCTTGCGTATCTATTTTCACTCCTGCTGATAATGATGAGTGCATAGCATCAGCAGTCCCACCCTCCCATTTCAATCCAGCTTGTACTTCAGCTGGGTTGGTTTGTGGACTGATGTACTCGAATCGTAACTCTACTGCCCTTGGTCCACCATCTGGAAAATTAGGATCCCAACCTTTAATGTTGTCATCTAGTACAGAACCTTTCTTAACCCAGTTCTTCGGCTTTTTCATTTCCTTTGCGAAGTAAGGGCTTACAAGTGTATTATGAGTAGGGTGCATAAGTTGAGCGATTTCTTCACCCTGACGAGTTTGAGCGCCTGTTATACGAACTAAAACAGTTTGATCGCCTGATTTAATTGCGATTACTTGATTCAGTAATGCTTCGGGATTATCCATTCCGCTCATTTTTCTGAAAGCGGCAAACGGAAGATACGCAACTTTTAAAGGACTTCCCGAATCTTTGCCAAGACCCTTAATTTTATTTAATATAAAACTACGTTTACCAATATCTAAAGTTTTGTCAGCCTCTTGAGTTTCAAACCCCTTACCACTATGAAACGCCCAAGTCCTATCAGGGAGTCCTCTCTCCCCTCCCTCAACCGGACGACCTTCAAGCATTCTCTTATTCCTAATAGGACCAGCTTTAGCACCAGCACCAGTCACCTTGTCCCAAGATTCAGGATGCTTGCTTCCTTTTGCAATATGAGAACCTCTAGATTCTGGAATGTAATATTGCTCTACATTCAAACCTAACCTGTTAGCCACATCTTCTGCATACGAATCCACACCGGCGGCTCCACCCACACGCACAGTAGATCCCGGAGGTAACTGGGCTAAAGAATCATCTATCGCTTTTTTGATTCGTGCTTCATCCTGTTCAGACATAGCGCGAACCATTTTTGTTCTGCCTGTTCCCGGATCAATAATTTTTTTGCCTGTGGCTGGATCTATCTCACTAGTTTGTTTCCAAAACCTTTGCCCAGTAATCATCACAGTTATAGGTTCAGCTTCTTTAGCCGCCTGCAACGCCTGATCTGTTATTTCAGCTCCCTCCGCTGGGATAATCCCACCCTTAGAAGCAGACACATGCCGTGCAGGTATCTCCGCTCTGCCTACATGAAACTCTCTCTGTCCTTGAGTAGGCAACTGTGCGATCAGCTCATTGATAAGCGGAGCTAATCTCGCTTCGTCTTCAGGATTCACAAAATGATTTAATACGTGCATCGCCGCTATAACACCGTCATCTTCTGAATGTATTTCCGCGGACTGAGCTAAAGCCAATATGTAATCTGGGGACTTTCCGGGATTGTTCTCAACTACTCTTAGTCGAGTCGTTGAATAATTCATAGGGAGTTTTACCAACTGTGAAAGTGTCTGCCCGAAACCTGCATCGCGCATAGCGTTATCTAAAGAATTTTTAGTGAAATTAAGATAAGTGTCATGTGTGTTCAGTATGTCTTTAGCTACAGCATCCATCATTGTTGGCTGACTTAAAGCAATTTTTATGTTAGCTAATCTTGCCTCTGCGTCAGCATCCATACGCATCAACAAGTTTTGCGCTAAATCCTGTTTGGTTGGCAAACCAACATTACGCGCCCCTCTACTAATAAGCCTACTAACATAACTGCTCTTACCATGCGCCCACGACTGTATAAACCTAGCTGATTTGGTTATTGTGCCTAAATCCTCACGTAATATTCTGGCTCGCTCAAATTCAAACGCCGCTAATCTAGTAGCGTCATCTTGAAAACCCCAAGCCATTCCTTGTTTCTCAAGAACATTACCTAAAGCCTTACGTGTAATAGCATAATCACCAGCACCACCGATCTCATTCACAGCGCGCAATATCCTGCCGAATGGTTTACCTATTAAAAGACGGTGATCTGCGTCGGACAATTCGTCAATGTTCTTAAGCATCTTGCGACCGTACTCATCCCAAACAATGACCTTACCTGCCGCTGTTCTACCCAATTTATTCTTAACGTAACTTCCCGGACCTTCACGAAGCATCCATGAGAACAACTCTTCTCCACCGTTACGTGCAACGTAACCTAACCGTAATAGAACTGCTGGTCGCCAAACTCTTCCCATCCATTTATCTATCCAAGGAATAGGAGTCGCCCATCCGAACCTCTTATACATATTTATATATTTGGCTACAGCCGCTAATTCCCTATAGTTAGGGATCACGTTCATTCGTGACATTTGCGCTAAGTTCATTTCGCTGACAAAAATACCTCTAGGTGCTTTCATCCCGAATAGGCTTACACCGTCTTGTCTTAGAACATCATAATGGTGGCTTCCATGCCGTATGAATCTGTCAACGAATTGTGTTACATCATCACCTGCGTGTAGCAGGATACCTGATCGCCCAACAAAATCTAAAAGAAATTCGCTTGTTACTATCCAACGTTCTGCTTCATTACCTGTAATGTACTTGCGTATATAACTATTGATTTGCGCTCTTGGCATGTGAGCTAAAGAACCCATACTTACAAGAGCTTTAAATTCTGAGATGGAAGTAAGAGAATCAACGCGGTCTAAGTGACCGGCTTTAGGAACATATGTGATTAAAGATCTTGCAAACTTCGCAGGATAATAAGCCATTGATGTAGCTGTTGCTAAACTAAAGACTTTTAACTTTTCAGCTAACCCTACTTCTGCATTGAAACTTCCAACAGGCGGTATGTTGTCTGTGTAATAGTTTCTTCCAGCTCTCCACCATCCTTTAGGAATAACGTCACCTTTTTGGACGTATCTAACTTTTCCCGTCTCATCAATTATGCGACCGTCACCTTTGTAATAATTTAATAAGTCGCTAACTTCACCTTCGTCTACAAGCCGTTTAAAGACTGTGCCTTCTGTTAATAACTTTTGTTGATGCTCTGAGATTATAGTTACATCATCTAATGTGAAACCTGTGGGCTTCATCATGTTCGCCATTGAAGCCCGTTCATCCATATCAGCGACCTTAAGTAATGAACCTAACTCTTCTTGACTGATCTCTCTTGATAACTTGATAACCCCATTATCAATATCTTCTAGCATTAAAGCATGAAGCGTATTATCTTGGCTTTCTAAAAATTCTCCAGACAATCGTGCAACACCAGCAGTTATATCGTTATGAGGTTTATTGCCGTGGTCAACAGTTTGGTTCATTAAAGTTTTTACTCGTTGCCAAGATTTACCTCTGGAAGTTAAACGAGGAATGAATATTGCATCAGGGTCAACACCACCCATTTTTGATGTCAACGCTCTAGCACCTAAATCATCTTTAAGGAAATTCCAAAAACCATCAAATGTTGACAAATCTTGTGGCTTTACTTTTTCCCCAGTAGCAGTTACCCAACCATCATCCAACCGAACTTTCAAGTTGTATTCAATCATTGACTGAAGCCCTTGATCCATTCCCGGAATTAATCTAGTGAACTCTTCAAGCAACGCATCTGCATCAACACCTGCTAGATCAGGGTGCCTCTTAAGTAATTCTTCTTCTACCTTTGCGTAAGTCGCATCTACACCCAGTTCGTCACGAATAGCTATCCGAGCGTCTTCTGTTTTATTAAGCCTACCGAAAGTTTCATTAACTTTATCTATGAACCTGTTTCTAGCGTTAGCGTTCATTCTGATTAAAGGATTTAATAAACCAACTGCACGTAACCCTTTATGGCTTCTTGACCAGTCCTTCATCAATTCTTCGTGAGTGTTTGCGAGCCTCGCCATTTCTTCTTTAGGTATTTTCCCACCATGCGCTCGGACTATTCTCGAATACTGTTCAGCTAAATCTATTGTCTTCCAAGCATCAGCATTGCGTATACCCAGTTTGGTTAGTTTCGCCGCAGAAAACGCTGGTCCAAGTAGCCATGTTGCCGGATCAAGCATGATCCCTGCTGTTAAAGATCCAGCTGTACCTACCGCTTTGCCATACTTGCTATCAGGTGCCGCGTCTGGCATGAAAGGCAGATACTTGTTGTGCATCCTCATTGAGCCATTGAACATGTCCAATTTGTTTGACTGTAAAACAGCTAATGCTTCTTGACTGTCTTCTCTAGCTAAAGACTCATACCAATTCTCATATAAAGTTATTGCATCTTCTGTTGGTCTGCCCCGTGCTTCCATGTCATCTTGGAAATATTCACCGACCGCATTAGTCCCATCAGCCAAATACATTCTTAAAAGCTTTGTTCTTTCTGGACCCACTAAATCTATAGCATTAGCAATAGTGTCTTTGCTGTAGGAATCATTTTGTACACGGGTGTGGTTCCATGCTTCTCTCCATTTCGGAGGTTTAAACATAGAGTTAGCACCAAGCTCTTCTAAGTAAAGTAAACTTCTACCGAAACGCATACCAGATCGGTAGCTTTTCTCAACACCTTCCCAAAGAGCTGAACCTACAGCACCCAAACCAGCACCAACAGCTCTAACTGGGAGCGCCAAAGCTTTTGGTATAGCAAGAGGGGTACCCCAACTTCTGTCATCCAAATAATTGTCAAAAGGATTTAAAGGAATATCCCAAGTTAAAGCCCGTTTCCACCAAGAACGATCATCTGCTTTTTCATCAGGCAACTCGTAACCAGCACCCAGCATCATTTGTTGAGTAGACGGTGGAAGATTAGCAAATTCAGAAGGCTGAAAAACTTTAGGTACCATCTTAAAATTCTCTACCTGTTGCCTTAAATAGATTTGATCGTTAGCTGTGTAAAGAGTTTCAAGCTGTTGATCTATAGAAATATTGCTACTAGCTAACTCAACTAACTGCTTAGAAAGATCTGGTCCTTGTATGAATCTACCTGCGCCGCTTCGCATGAGCGTAGCAAAATTCTCCCCATACATAATCGAGTTGAGATTATCTTCTCGCCCCCAGTTTCGGTTACTTGATGTAACAGGGTTGAATCTAGAATTGACCATTACGTAAATGGTCTTTCAAATCATCTGCCGCCATTCTGACAGCAGGATCAGCAACATGTTCCGCTAAGTCACTTAAAAAAGCCGCGGCTCTAGTTTTTTCATCAATAACAAATCCTTGAGGTTGTGATCTTATAAACGATCCCTTTTCTGTTAAAGGCGTTACAGTATTTTGAAAGTTTTTCGCCGCTTCTAAAGGATTAGCAGTAGCCATTTGTTCTGTAGGTGCAGTAGCCCCAAGAGTAGGTTCCGACATATCCGGCATACCTATATCTTTAATCAACCCTTCATTTGTTTGAACTTCACCATAATCAGCACCAGCCGCCATTGGTGTTGTTTTAACAGGAAGATTCTTTTTAGCTCTGACCATCAGCCAGTCCTTAATGCACTAGCTAACTCTTGTACAGCTCCCGGAGAAAATGCTTCGGTAGGTTGTTCAGCTGGAGGTTGCCCTAATCCTTCTGGTCCAGCCGCCATTCCCATCGCTTCTTCAGGTGCCATCATTTGACCCTCTTGAGGTGGAGGAGCTATCGCCGCTTGTTCTTCACGGATTTCACGATCAGCTTGTTCTATAGCTTCAAAAATATCCAGCCCTTTCTTTCGGTGCTTTTCTATTTTAGAGACATAAACAACTGGTAGCTGTCCAGATAATGCTTGCTGTTGTATCGCTTGCATTACTGCTTCTTCTAAAAGCTCTTCATCCACCCTACGTCCTTCAGCTTCAGCATCCTCAATAAATGGGTGCTTAGTACGGAAGGTGCGAAGACTGATCCCTTTCATTCCAAGCAACTGACCTAATTGAATTGTCGTTCCTTGAATGTCTGCGCCGGGGATTGAGTATGAAACCACATTATCATATGTCTCAAAATGTTCGTTTGGAGTGAATTCTACTTGACCCAAATCCCCAGCGTAACCAGTGAACATAGAGAACTTTTTGTTACCAAAATAACCTTTATAAGAAGCGAATAAACATTCGTTCAAATGAGGAAGATGAGCCTCCATAATCTCTTGCATCTCTTGGATGCGCGGATCAAGCGCCGCGCCCATAAGGGAATCGATTCCTCTACCGGTACGGAGCGCTCCATAAGTTTCTCCACCAATCTGGGGAACGGTTCCTGTTGAAATACGAGCATTTCTTTCCAATCTGTCGATGGCAATATTTGTACTCGGATCAGGAGTTGATCTTAATTCACCTATTTCTTCTGCGTCGAGGAGTATATTCACCTCGCCTTCACGACCGTCTTTCCATTCACCTCCGACGATCATAGGCACTTGACCCGATCGTCCTATTATATACCTATCAGGGAAGATAGCTTTTTCTTGCGCCATTATTTCCAACGCCATCATTTTTGACATAAGATCCACGATTCCTACAACATTCGATATTGAGGAAGCGATCTTATCTAAGCTGACTCGACCCGGAGTTATTATGCAGGGCATACCTGCTTTGTTAGGTGCGCGTGATAATTCGATCTGTGTACTATGTCTAGAATAAGTATTGTTCTCAAAGAAATGATGATACCTCGGTCCCATAATGCCGATAACTATGTGTTCTTCATCTACCCATTCACACACATCCCACAATTCTTGCCGTGATGTTTCATCTGTATTTACAGGACCACCGTTTTCAGTTCTAGAAGCAGGGTAATGCGCGCGTAACCAATCACCTGACTTGCCATAAATAAAACCACAGTTGCGTGGAGGGTCTACGTCTTCATACGCTTTAGGTTCTGGATAAACACCAAGAGGATCACGAACATCGATACGTGGGAGTCCTTTATCAAAATCTGGTGTTACCACTAAACACGATGTGGCATACCCAGCTAAATGCCGATAAGCACGACGCATTTTAATTTTATATTTAGATGAATACCATGTTGCAGATAACGCTCTTCTGCGTATATCTGCGTACTCTCTTGATCTAATACCACGTTCTTTCGACTGATCTATAGCAGGACATCCAATAAAAGGCATAACTGATGCGGCTCTTTGAGCTATTGCATCAATGTTTTCTGATATTAAAGCAGGGGTTAATGGTGGAAGAACAGGTTCTTCATCCATAGATGGAAGAGGTATAACATATTCACCGTTATACCTTTCCTTTACCTCAAGCATCCGATCCAATAAAGGGCTTTGTGCATCTTGTCGTTGTCGTATTATTGATACAATTTCATCAAATGTATACATTAATAAACCTTACTGTTAGATACACTTGACTTCCACGGTAGTCCTTTAAAGTTGAATTGTGAAGAGTCCACACTATATGATTGTTTCCTTTGTCTCCATAGTATCCATATAAACCAGAGCGCCATGACCTGATCCTGCCTTAGTCTAGTACCGCGTTTTAATGGCCGCCATGCTTTAAGCTGTCTTATTAGTTCATCAGCTTGATGGCGTGTAGACGGATCATCCGCATAAGGTATGTCCATTTCCTCACGCATAAACGATAAAGCCATTGATGGTACCCCAATAGATTCATCATATTTGTTCACACCAGTTAAATGTTCCCTCACACGGAACCCGTAACGCTCTGTCATTTCTACAAGACGTTCATCACGCGATAAACCTTTTTGGAACACCATCGCTTCTATAACAACATCTGTTACAGATGAACCATTTTGTCCACATCTCTGCACAGCTTCTTCAACAATGCCGAGTATCTGCTCATTACGGGTAAGCCCCACATCTTCACGAATGAAAAGAATCTTTAACTTCCCTTCATGCGGAGTAGCCGCTATAACACAGTTATTAGAACCAAGAGCAGGGTCTACACCTATATAAACACTACAATTTTTTGGTGGATGATGATTAACAGAACGTAAAGGATTCAAACATTTCTGTATAGATTCCTCATCAAACGTAGCTTCAGCAGAAGAACTCGGCTGTTGCATATAGTTACGCGACCATGCCTCTTCCCCAACCTTGCGTCTAATCCTATCAAGCGCATCCATAGAGAACATCTCTGGCCATAAAGGTTCAGGTTCTCCATCATCATTAGTAATGATCGCAGGGAATCTAATCACAGAAAGAATATCTGGATCTATCTCCCTCATCACACGCTCATAAAAATCGTCTTCACCTACACGAGTACCATTAATACTTGTTCGACCGTTCTCACCCGGACGGGTCAACCAGTCCTGTCGGAAAATCTCGAACATCTGTTCAGTCAAATTTAAAGAAACACGAGATTGTATATCATCAATATGTAGATGGTCGGTACGTGTACCAGCGATCTTTGATCGCCACCCTAAAGAAACCATAGAATAATCACGCTCATCGTGACGAGCCTTCTTAAATACGTTAAAATAATCAGCACCCCACGCTTGAGCAGTTTTACGACCACTCTGGTTTTGAGGTACGAAAGGTCCATATTTAGCTACATATTTAGGGAAAGGTCCATGAGGTTCCATCCGGCTACGTATACGCCCAAGAATTTTGCGAGCCATGTCTTGTCCCTCAGATCCGACGGTGATCCTGAATTCGGGGTTTGTCGCCAGTTTGTAGCAGAAGTAGTCCTCGGCGAGCGTAGTTTTGCCGTGTTCTGGCGGCCAGAGAATCAGGGT